CCTCGGGCTGCTGTTCGAGCAGACGGCTGGCACCGCCGGCGACTTCGTGAACACCAGTGACTCGCTGGCCAACAGCACCCGCATCCTGAAAGCGGACCTGGCGAACGCCGCGGCCGAGCTCGGGCAGCAGCTGCTCCCGATCGCCACTGAGCTGGTCGGCAAGCTGCGCGAGCTCCTGGAAAGGTTCACCGCCCTCGATCCGGGCACAAAGAAAATCATCGTAGTCATGGCCGGCCTTGCGGCGGCGCTGGGCCCGGTGTTGCTGATCGCCGGCAAGGTGGGCCCGGCCATACTCGCGATCAAAACGGCGATGCTCGCGGCCGCGGGCCCGGTGGGCTTGATCGCCGGCGCGGTGGCGGTGCTCGCCGTCGGCGTCATCAAGCTGATCACCGCCGTTCGGCGCTACAACGACGAGCAGGAGCTGATGGACCGCGCTCTCGAGGGCACACTGACCACGGTCGAGGAGGTCGCGGCGGCCGAGGCCGTCCTGGCCGAGCAGCAGACGCGCGTCAACAAACTGATACAGCAGGAAATAGACGCCCGAAACGATGCGATCGCCGAAAACGAGCGCTTTGCCGCGAGTGTGGGGGAGGGCCATCCCGCGATCGAGCGCGCCGAGAACGACATACGGCAAGCGTATGTGGACACCGCAAAATCTATCGCGGAAAACCTGACGCCGACCGTCGAGCGGCTAGGGCGAATTGAGGCAGCTCTGGCCGGGCAGCGCGAGCTATTCGCCGCGCGCGACGAGGCCGAGGCGCAGGCCGAAATTGACCGAAGCAACGCGCGGATCAAAGCGCAGGCTGAGCAAATCGCGCTGGAGCTCCAGGGCATCACGATTGCGGAAACAGCGGGCGAGATACGAATGGGGCTCAACGCCGCCGAGCTCAGCAGGATCGCGGCCATCCAGAAAGCCCGCGAGGAGGCCGCAGAGTCGGAGAACGCGCTATTGCAGCGCACGCTCGACAGCTATTTCGCCAACCTGGAAGCAAGAAAGGACGCCGACGAGAAGGCAGCAGCCGAGAGCCTACTGCTCGCCCAGCAGACCGAAGCGGCAAAGGTCTCGATTGCCGATGCTGGCGCGTCGCTGATTCGTGACATCGGCCGGCTGGTCGCGCAGGGCGCAGAGGACGACGCGGAAAAGCGGTTTAAGATCGAACAGGAGTTCGGCATCGTAACGACCATCGTCGAGACGGCGATTGCAGTAGCCAAGGCGTTGGCCTCCTCGGGTCCGCCTGGGTTCAATTTCATACAGGCGGGGCTCGTCGCGGCTGCTGGCGCGGTGCAGACGGCGCTCATCGCCGGCCAGAAGCCGCCGGCGCTCGCCGAGGGCGGCATCGTGCTGCCGCGGCCCGGCGGCACCATCGCGCAGCTCGGTGAGGGCGGCTCAGCCGAGGCGGTGATACCGTTGAATGACGAGAGCATGTCGCGCCTTTCTGATCGCATCGTAGAGGCCATGGACCGCGCCGGGGGTGCTGCCGAGCAGAGCACCATCGACTTGACGGTGCAGCTGGGCGACCGCGAGCTGTTTCGCGCGCTGGCGAAGGCCAACCGAGACGGCCGGTTTCTGATCGATCAGCGCCGCGGCCTGGCGGCCAGGCGATAGCGTGAAAGTGCTAATTGACAACGCTATCGTGGACGCCGCAGCGGTGCTCACGGCCACGTCGCAGGTCGGCAACCTGCCGGCCGTGAACGTGCAGGACGTGCACCCGACCAAGGTCTGGCGGGCGGCGACGGTGACGACCGAGCGACTGACCATCGACGCCGGCGCGGCCGACGCGGCCGATGCGTTCGCGATCGTCGGCCACAACCTACAGGCAGCGGCCACGGTCACCCTCGAGGCCAACACCACCGACAGCTGGGGCTCGCCGCCGTTCTCGACGACGCTGGTGCCGTCGGTGGGCCTGCCCACCCTCAAGACGTTTACCAGTCAGTCGTTTCGCTGGTGGCGGCTGACGCTAACGGACGCCACCAACCCTGACGGCTATGTAGAGCTGGGGCGGCTGATGATTGGCACCATGGCCGATCTTTCGTTCCAGGGGCGCGGCGTCTCGGTGCCATGGACGGACGAGCGGCCGCGCGCGGACAAGCAATCGGTGTCGCTGGGCGGCGAGCTCTACACCGATATCGGCGAGGAAATGGCCGCCTACGCCTTCGAGTTCCGGTGGGTCGACACCACGCATCGGAACCTTATCCGTTCCACGTTTCGCACCGTCGGGCGGCACACACCGTTCATGTTTACGCTGTTCGACCCGCCCGACGTCGACGTGCTCGGGCCCGATTATGTGGTGCTGGCCAACGACTTGGCATCCGAGCACCACGGACACGGGCGGTTTACGATGGGCGTGCAGCTGCGCTCGGCGCGCGGCATCAACGTCACGTAGGAGGGTAAAGCTATCGCTGCCACCCAAATTACAGTAGCCGTCACCCGCATGGAGGAGGGCCAGAAGGGCTACCAGGGCCTGACGCTGACCAACTTTGCAAACGAGACGACAGAGCCGGCGATAACGCAGGGCTCGATAGTCGAGGTGGCCGGGTCGCTGTACGAGTTCACCGCGCAGGAGGCGATAAGCGGCTTCGGTGGCGTCGCCAACGGCACGCAGGCATATATCGAGATCACTGCCGCCGGCGCCACGGCTACCGCCGCCTGGTCGACCACGGCCCCGACGTGGGACACGGACAAGCAGGGTTACTACAACGGCGCGCTGGTCCGGTCTGTCGGTGGCACATTCAAGGACGGCGGCGGCAACGCGACTCTCAAGTTCCTGTACACCGAGCCGAACCTACTCACCTTTCGCAAGTATGGTACCGGCCGCATGGAGCTGATCGACGTCGTCAACACGCCTAATTTCGAGGCAGGGGTGACGATCGTCGCGGGGAACCTGACGCTGACCGCCGGTGATATCGCGTTCAGCGACGCCGACCCGGACATCACGAGCACCAAGCCGGTCGACATCCAGAAGGGCCATTTTCACGACTCGTTCCACGACAACGGTTCTCCCACGGAGGACCAGCTATTTGACTTTTTCGCTCCGGCGATACCCGACGTAACCGACGAGGTTGCCTGCTCAGGGTGCGTCGAGACGGCGAACGCGGACGAGATGTTTATAGCGGCACGAGCGGAGAGGTTTTCGACGACCGCGATTCGGCTGTATGGCGTGCGATTCCGAACGGACCTGACCGCCACAGGGAGAGCCACGTTTCTGCAATTCGTCAACGGCGACGCCAGTACGCATCGCGCGGCCTCGCTGGCGTACTAGACCTTGGTTCAGACGTTCACCGAAGGGGCCGCGGTTGCGTCAAAACAGCCGGTGGTCCTGTTCGAGATCGACGTGGGCCAGCTGCAGAGCTTTCTGACGAACTACTCCGCGGGGACGTGGTACGTCAACTTCAACAAGGTCTACCCCGATATAGACAGCACGTTTCTCAACGGCGTGGTAACGCAGAATATCACCCTGGTCGGGTCGGTGGCGTGGGACGGCATGCAGCTGGCCTTGGTCGGCAGCGTCGCCGCGGTGGAAGCGACCGAGAGCACGTTTTACTTCGCGGCGCCCGAGCTGTACGTGCGCGGGCCCAGCAGCAACAGCCCGGCCGGGCATTCGGTCCTATTCGGCGTGTCGATCGGCATGGCCAACTTCGATCGAGTGTTCAACAACCAGGTCTACGAGCCGCGGGTACGCAGCGTGCCGTCGCTGACCCGCAGCCGCGACCCCGTGTTCTTTGGCAAGGTCTCGTTTGACAGCGGCCAGGTCGCTATCGACAACACCGACGGCGAGTTTGACGACTACGGCGAGCTCAACAACGTGTTCGGTGGCGCTGCTCGCCTTCGGCTCGGGTTCGATGACAGCCCGTTCGACGAGTTCCGGCTCGTATACAAGGGGTTTGTCGAGAACCTGGTCATCGGCCGCGATCGGATGGAGGTGCTCGTCCAGGACCAGCGCAAGACGCTGCAGCGGTCGGTCGGCACCTCGACGTTCAACACCGCCGACCACCCGGACATCGACCCCGACAACGTCGGCAAGGCGATCCCGCTCGCCTACGGCGTGGTCCGCAACATCCCGTGCGTGGTCACCAACGAGCTCGAGGGCGGCAGCCCGGCGTGGACCGTGCAGCTCTGCGACCCGATCCATGATATTGACGCAGTCACCGCCGTCTACGTGAACGGCACGGCGGTGACGCCGACCGACACCTCGCTGACGCTCGCCACGGCTACGCTGGCAAACGGCGACTTTACCGCTGGCGACGACGTCACCGCCGATATCACCGGCTACGAGGACGCGAGCACGGTCGTCATCGACAACGCGCTCGACGTGATTCTCGACCTGATAACCGAATACTTCGACATCACGTTTGACGGCAACTTCTTTGACACCGTCGCGTGGACTGCGGCCACGGCCCTGGTCGACGACGTCGGCCTGTTCGTCGGCGACTCGACGCCGGTCATCGACCTGATCGAGCAGGTATCACAGTCGGTGTTCGGCTCGTTCCTGGTCACCGACGACGGCCGGTTTAGCTACTCGGTGTTTGTGGACCCGGGCTCGAGCGGCGTCACGCTTCGCCTGCGGGAGTTGCTGGACTGGTCGCCGGTCGACTACGACCCAAGCGAGGTGCTGACGTCGACCGAGGTCGGCTATCACCGCGACTGGGACGCCGGGACGTTTCGCCGGGTTCGCGACGTGTCGCAGGAGGCGGCGCTATTCAGCGTCGTCACGATCCGCCGCGAGGGCGTGTTCGAGACGCTGCTAACCGGCGCTGCCGACGCGCAGTCATTCAGCGACACGGTGCTGGACCTGCAGGGCGACGTCAGGCCGGTGACGCGCGTGACCACAAAGCTGGTGGCGCCGGCTCTGGACGTCGAGGTCGGCGACTTCATCAACGTCGAGCTGAACCGGAAGGCGGCAACGATCGTCGCGCTCGGCGGCGCGGTGCCCAACGACTCGACCGGGCTCGGGTTCTTTTTCTGCGAGGTGCTGGGACGGACGCTGAACCTTTCGGCGTCCGAGCTGGAGCTCGAGCTGCGGCTGATCAAGAGCATCGCCGACCCGGCGCCGGTGGCGGTGACGAACGAGGAAATCTACAACGCCGGCGACGCCGCGGCTGACACGTTCTTCGGCGATGATGTATTTTTCGGGGGTACACGCTAATGGCGCCGCTGGCTACGAAGAAAATAGATATCACCCTTGACGGCACGCTGGCGTTCAGCGATGAGGTGCTGCGGTTCCCGGGCTCCGGCGCGGTCACGCTGCAGCATGACTACTTCGAGGCGAACGGGTTTGTGATTCGCGATGCCGCGGCCGGCGGCGGCACCCTGCTGGTGCGGGATACCGACTATACCCTCGGCAGTGAGCACGTGAGTCTCGGGGCGCGCTGCACGGCGGTGCAGTCACCGACGGTAGTTCAGGTGTTCAACACCGTCACGATCACGAACGCCACCTACCAAACCGTCGACCTGTTCATCACCGGCAACTACGTCGCCGATGCGATCGAAGGCCAGGACGTCGTCGACCCGGCGAAGCGAACGCAGCTGGAGGGCCTGCTTGCCAACGATCTCGAAGAGGGCAACCATCTGCACACCGATGCCGAGGGCGAGCTGTTCGAGCTGGCCACGCCCGATTGCGTGTCATCGCTCGGGCGTCGGCCAACCGCCGACTCATTCGTTCACTTTGAGCCGGGCATGGTGACCGCGGATGGACGTCCACGGTACGCCAACCCTGTGGCGCGGTGGCCAGCAGAGGCGGTGGCCGACCCGCAGGATATCGAGCTGACCGCCGATCCGACTGGCGTGGGCCGTGGCGTGATAGGCGTGTTTGCCGAGGCGTGGAACGCCACACCGAGCGCGTTTCACATGGGGTCGAGCGACTGGGGCATTACCAACATCACCCTCGCCACCAGCGAACGCGCGTTCAAAAGCCATCGGTTTACGACGCTGACCAGCACGGTCAACGGCGCCAATGCAAACTCTAACGGCATGGTCGTGGAGGCGGCCGAGAACCATATCCAGCCGTGGTCGATCGTTCTTGCCTACGGCGGAACCGACGCCGAGCTGCGGTTGCGCGACGTCACGGGCGCAGCGGACCGGCTGAATATCGACATCAATTTTACGACCAAGGCCGTGACGGTGAACACGGGGACGCTTGTCTACGAGCGCTGGTATGGCAACGACATCGTCGAGCTCGGCGGGTGGACCGCCGCCCTGGTGACATCGCAGACGAACGTGATGGAGTGGTGGATCTACCCGAGCGCGGCCTCGACTGACAGTATCGACGTAATGCATCCGACGTTCACTTACCAGACGAACGACTACCAGGCTCCGCTGCCCTGGCGAGGCTACGGAGCTGGCGCCGGCAGGCTGCTCTATCCGTTCAACGACTGGGCCAACAGCGGCACTGTCGAGTTCTGGTACTTCCCGCTTTTCGGGCGGCTGACGGCCGCCGACGCATACTTGATCGACAGCCGCGACCCCGACAGCCCTCTCGCCACCGCCGACTACGTCAACCTGCGCTACGACATCGCCAACGACCGCTATGAGCTGCGAATCCAGGATGACGCCACCAACCTCTTGCAAACGGCCGGGCCGGCCTTCGCCGGCGAAGCGCACCAGGTATGGACGCATCTGTTCCTGACGTGGGACAAGGCCGCCAACGATATTGCCCTCTACATCGACGGCGTTCTGGCCACGGCCGACACGACCACCGGCTCGGGCATCACTAATATCGACATGGTGCTTTCAAAGTGGCTCAGCGTCGGCACGTCCCCCACCTTGGCGGCAAGCGGCGAGAGCAACGCCCACGGCTACGTCACCGACCTGCGGGTGCGCATGGGCACCGTCGAGACTCCCGCAACGCATCGGCATTTCGACCGAGACCGGCCGTGGTATCGGCAAGACAGGCTGCTCGGCCGGAATGGCATGTGGAAGATAGACGAGTTCGGAACCTTCTGGAACGCACATGGTTAGGCGCACGATGTATACGGGTGGTATCTGGGCGCCGGACGACTTGGCGTTGACTGTAGGTGCCACAGGATATGATGGATGGGTGGATCTGCAGGAGCGTGATCCGTCTTTAGCTGGAGGGACCAGTGTTACTTGGTATATTGCCCTCACTCCGGTGGTGGCGACTTGGACGCTAGCTGATCTTTCAGCTTGGGTAGCACCGTGGTCCACTAAG